TTAGTAACTTTAGATATAGGAGTTTCTGGTGCCAATTTTGGTGACATACTTAATTTTGAACTAGATGTATTTCAAACAATTGAAAAAGTAAAAGAAGAAGAGGTAGAAGACGAATTAGAAGATGAAGAAGTAGAAGAAGAAGAGGTAGAAGACGAATTAGAAGATGAAGAAGTAGAAGAAGAGGTAGAAGAAGAGGTAGAGGAAGAAGTAACAAACCCAATAGTTGAAGTTGGGTTAGTTGCTACCGAACAAGATAGTTGGTATTTTGCTGATCCTAATTCAGACTATCTTCTACCAAATTTACTTAATCCATATGTGGGTGTATACCACCTACACGAAGATGGGACTGCTATGATTGGTGAAGGCATTCTTGGTGTAGGTCATGAGATGGTGTCAGAGGAAATAATTATTCAAAGTTTAATATCTGAAATTACTGCAGTTCAAGTTGATAGCGCTGATGTTGTTGAAGAAGTTAGTTATGAAACTATACAAGCAGTTAGGGAAATAGTTAGTGATGTTATTTACAAGAAGTGGTTTGAGAATAATACTCTAAGTGATGAGCAAATTTTATCAATGCAAACTACAATAAGAGATGGGAAAAAACAAACAGGTCGTAATGAAAACGAACCACTTGTGTTTTATAAAAAAGACCGAAATACTTTAGAAAATAGAGAAGATTTACAAGGTGAAAATTTTGAACAAATTTGTCAGAATATACATGAAAATTCTATTACTGATATTGAATCTAAATTCAATCTTGTATTACCAGATGAAATTGATTATTCTAATCCATTCGACTCTCCATTAGAACCTGGAGAATATTTTAAACTACAACAATATGTAATTAGATATAATAATGATGGTCTTATAATTGATGTTGTTATTGCTGAAGAGGCAATATTATACTATGATGAAGCTCTTATTCAAACACAAGAGTCAGGAGGTTCTTAATGTCTGCTGTAGTAAGAGATAGATTTTTTATAAATATTTTAAATCTTAGTCAATTGACGAAACCAAAAACAGGTGTAAAAATAAATCCTGAAAAAGCTCGTGAGGTATTAGATACTCGTGTATTTGAATTACTACCAAACCAAACAACTCGTCAGGATGAGATAAATGATTTCTTTAGTGACTTCAATGATTTAATAGGACCAAAACCTATTTTTGTTGACAATGATGGAAATGATATAGTTGAATCAGCTCAAAACTATGACCAAGATGAACAGTCTCGTATTAGTGCTTCCCCATCCCTTACTAATGCTTATATAACTAGATTAGATTCTCAGGCAGAACAAGACACTAACAATCAAGGAAAAACTCTTGAGTCAATGAGAAATAAATTAAATACATATCTTGCTGATGTTGATAATGTTATCGAAACTTTGATTGACCAACGACCTGACTATGAAAATGTATCTGATGGATTTCTTAAAATAAGAAAACCAAATCAAGCTATAATATTAAGAAATGAAAATGATGGGTTGTTAGAGTTTCAAAAACAAGTTACGATAGATGGTGTTACAGGACCTTCTTACTTGGTTGAAGGTTTTACGATAACCATGTGGGTAAGGTTTGTTGGAAAAACACAAGGTGGAACACTTTTTAATTTTGGTAATTCTTTAGATGAAAATGGAGAAGGATTTAGATTAGAAACAAGAACTAATATTGATAGTGCAGGTAATTATAAAAGATGGATTAGATTAGCAGTCAGAGATGGTGATGGAATTTTACGAGACAATCATTGGGGTGTAGAAAATAGAGCTAGAAGAACTGTTAATCAAAGTAGTCCTATTAATCACTACGAAGACAATGTAATACATCAACTTTATCCAAACATACCAACCGATGATTTAAATGAATGGTATTTTATATGTGCTACTTATAATCCAAATGTTAATGAGTTAAATGTAGGTGCAAATAGTCCACTACGAAAGAGTAAAGATTATTGGTTAAACCATCTTGATTTACCATACATTAGTGAGAATAACCCTAGTCAACAAGATATTGATGAGGCTTCCTTCGTATCGAATAGTGGGCTTGGTGCTAAATGTAAAGTAGAAATTATTAGTAAATCAGAACTTTTAAGGGCACGAGGTTACAAGATAGGTGACTTAAGTATTACTGCTACACAGACAACTACAACTTCATCAGATTTACCAGAACTTGATTTAGAGGATACACCTGAAGAAGAAGAAACAACTACAACACTATCATAAATGAACTATGTCAAAATTTACTTCCATAGAGGAATTATTCGATACAGCAGAACAGTCTGTAGGACCACCAACTGAGGGTGGTAATGGTAATGAACAACTAAGAGTATTTCAACCCGATAGGGGAATTGATTTAACTTATAATAATCCTAATTTTATAAATTCTTCATCATTCGAGTTTCCCAACTCAACAAAAGTTACTGAGGAAAGAGACAATCGTCAGACTTTAGGAACTGTCACTCTTAATAATAGAGATTATTGGGAAAATTCTAATTTTGACGAAAATGTTTTTCAGTCATATGTAAAAGGAAAAATAGAGACTGCTTTAAATACTAGACCTATTATTGATGATAATGAGGAGGAGATTGTTTTTAATGAAAGTTTTGATGTTTCATCAACTTATAGATATTCAATTGA